GTGAGCGTTCCGCGGCGCGCCTACTTGACTCTGGTGTCAGAGGCTTGTCGGCAGAATGGTGGACCGGCAACGCGGCCGGTGCCGGTTGCCCCGCCGGCCGACACGGACGGCGACGTGACTCACCACCACCTGCTCAACGATTTCGAGGACCACCAGCGCGCTGCTGGCCTCGCCCTGACCACCATCCGTAACCGATCCTCAGTCCTCCGCACCGCGACCGCCGCGTGCGGTCCGCTGCACGAGGCCACCACCCTCGACCTGCGCCGGTTTCTCGGCTCCCCCGGGTTGACCCCGGGCACACGGCGCACGTACCGCTCGGCGCTGCGGGCGTTCTACGCCTTCCTCGCGGACGAGGGCGTGTGCGAGGACCCGACAGGCCGGCTCGCGCCTGTACGGGTCGCACGTGGGCAGCCGCGCCCGTTCACCCAGGACCAGGTCGACCGCATGCTGTCGTCCGGCGCGTACCGGCGCACGCGGGCCATGATCCTGCTCGGCTACTACCAGGGGTTCCGGGTGTCGTCGATCGCCGCGGTGCACGGGCACGACGTCGACCTGGTCGGCATGACGATCCGCACGGTCGGGAAGGGTGGAAAGGATCGCACCCTGCCGCTGCACCCGACCGTCGCAGAGCTCGCCGAGACCATGCCGCGTGACGGCTGGTGGTTCCCCGCTCGAGCAGGGCGGGACGGCCATGTGTCCGGGCACTCGGTCTCGGAACTGATCACGCGCGCGAAGCGGCGCGCCGGCATCACCGACCCGAAGCTGACCGCGCACTCTCTCCGCCACGGCTTCGGGACCGACCTGGTCGAAGAGGGCGTCGACATCCGCGTCGTGCAGGAACTGATGATGCACGAGTCCCTGGCGACGACGCAGATCTACACCGGCGTCAGTGAGCACCGCAAGCGCGAGGGCCTGCACGCACTCCGGCCGCGGCCGATCCCGGAGCGTTCCGGGCGCCGCGTCGCCGCATGACTCCCGGTCCGGGACCTGACCCGAACAGGCCCCGGACCGGGTACGCTGCCCCGATGATTGATCTGCGGGCGCTGTGGGGCGCGATCTTCCCGCCGGTGCGCGGCTCCGCCGATGACGGCAGGTGCGCCCTGTGCGGACAGATGGTGACGCCAGCCGACCGAGTACACGACGAGGCCACCGGCAACGCCTTCTGCTCGACGGAGCACTACCTCGAGGGCCTGGCAGAGCGCTGGTGACCTAGACCAGCGCGAGGGCCTTCCGGGTCTGCCATGCGCGGATCGCGTCGATACCGGTCCGAGCTAGGTCAAAGTGCCCCTTCTCGTTCGGGTGCACCTGGTCGCTCGTGAGGATGTCGGTCGTCTTGTCCCAGTATCCGAACTGGTTCGGGTCGGCGACGATCACGTTCGAGAACTCCGCGGCGAGCAGGTCAACGATCGCGTTGAACGAGTTCACGGCGGCATCGGAGCCGTTCGGGAACTGCGTCGAGGCGGCGTAGTTCGCGAGGTACGGCTCCTTCATCCACAGCACCGGCGGTGGCGTGAGGCTGACAGGGAGCACTGCGTCGATGTTCAGGGCGCTGCCCCCCGTCTTGGTGAAACGGACCACGTGCCCCCTCGCGGACGCCGGCGTGCGCCACGCGTAGATGCCGGATGCCGAGATGGTCTGGTTCGACAGGTCGAGCCCGGACACGAGGACCGTGCCGGCGGTCTGGTCGGTGATGTCGACGATCACGCCGGCGGTGCCACCGCCACGGGACAGGGTGACGATGTAGGCATCACGGTTGCTCGGCACGGTGTACTCGAAGTAGGCGCCGTTCGTCGCGTTGTACGAGCTTGAGCCGTTGAGCGGGAATCCCGAGGTCTGGGACGCCCACGCGGTGCCAGTCGACTTCGTGATCCGCGGGTCGCTGTCATCGATGATCTCGGACGCGCTCAGGATCGCGAGCATCGCGCGGCCGTAGTTGGTGGCGCTGCGGAGGTCCAGATCGGTTGCTCCGCGGAGGCGCAGCGTGTTCATGAGGCACTGCAGCACGACGAGCGCTTTCGTGCCAGGAACCCACCGCGGCACCTGCGGGTCGCCGAACCCGGTGGCGCCGCCGACGCGGCCGAGGGTGTCGCCGATCGAGGACCCGCCGATCGCGCGCTTGAGGTCGTTCGCGGCGCCGCCGTCGCTCGTCGGATAGGTCAGACCGAGCGCCTTCGCGAGCCGGCGCGCCCAGTATCGGGAGGCGTCTGCGAGTCCCTGCTCTGCGAGGAACGAGTGCCCGTAGGTGATCAGCTGAGCCCGGTTGCTGATCGGCGGAGCAGACATGCCGAAGCTGGCGAGAGCGGAGTTGGTCGCCGTTCCCGGAGTCGCGATCAGGGTGGCATTCGCGTCGTCGTTCGCGATCGCGTTGACGCCCGGGAGTCCGTCCTTCCCGTCGCGGCCGTCTCGACCATCGGCTCCGGGGGCACCCGTGCGTCCATCCTCACCGCGGATGATCGGGACGCCGTTGGACGACGTGACCGGGGCGACGACGGACAGGTCAATCGTCTGGCCGGCGGGGACCGCGATCGAGAACGGGCCGTACGAGACCGGCGTGCCGGCGTAGGTCAGGCCGGTGAACGTCACCTTGTAGGTGAAGTCGCGGGGGTTGGTCTCGTCGGTGTCGGTCGCGATGAGGTTCACCGACCGCACGCCGTTCTGCACGAGGTAGCCCTGCGTGTCGAGCGTGCAGGTGATCGGGACGGGCAGGATCGTGGCCTTCTGGCCGACGACCTGGAGCGCGCGTCCCTTCGGGAGATCGGCGGTGAACGTGACCTTCCCGACGAGTGGGACCTCGTCGGGGTTGCGGTCGGTGTCGGTCGCCGTGTCGCCGACTGCGGCGAGGAATCGGCCGGTGACGGTTCCGTACTGCATGAGGTGTCCTATCCGAGTGCGTCGTCGGGCTCGGTCTTGAGCGCGTCGGGGTAGCCGGCGGAGGTCTGCTCTGCCGGCGGGCGGGCGTTCCGGACCTTGTAGGTCGCGAACGTGGTCAGCAGGGCCGTGCCAAGGCCGACCCACACGTTGTACGGCTCGGGCAGGTTCGTCAGCAGCCCGACCGAAGTGAGCCCGCCGACGCCGGTGACGATCGTCTTCGCATACTGCTGGCAGGTGGCGAGCGTGACGCGGACCTTCGTCGGCTTCTCGTGGTCGCCCATCACTTGACCTTCGCGATCTTCGCGAGCTTCTGCGCGATGACGAGCACCGCGACGAGGCGGGTTGCGAGGCCGCGCTTCGGGTCGCCGATGGCGTTCTGCACGCCGCCGAGCATCGTCTCGATGTTCTTGAGTCGGCGGTCCTGTTCCGGGGTCATGTCGTCGTCCTGTTCGTCGTGGTTGGCGGTGTCGTGCTCGATCGAGGTGGTCGGGAAGTGCGGCCGCACTTCGTCAGGCGCCCAGTCGGGGCGGAAGCGGCCGAGGATGTAGCTCTTCGGGCGGGAGCGGTAGCGGGCCTCGCGGCTGTCGGACCCGTTCGCGCCGAAGGTCTGGACGTAGCCGTTGCCGAGGTCGGCGACCATGAACTCGACGTGGTTGCCGACGCCGTTGTGCTCCCAGTCGAAGAGGAGGACGTCCCAGGGGGCGAGGTCGTCGTCGCCGGCGGCGTAGGTGCCATCGCCGGCGGTCTTGAAGTTGTCGACCCAGAGGATCGGGCCGGGCTTGCCGCCCCAGAGGACGTGCGAACAGAACGCGGCGCAGTCGTCCATGACCGGCGACGCGGTCCACGGGACGGGCAGGCGGTCGCGGGACTGGCCGGCGAGGCCGAGCGCGTAGCCGGCGGCGGCTTCTCGGGTGGTGCGCGTGAGGCTCATTCGGGCTTCCTGTCTCGGGTGTGCTCGAGTTCTTCGATCCGGTCGTCGTGCTCGCCGAGGATCGTGAGGACCCGGTCGAGCTTCCGGTCGACGCGGCCGAGGGTGCCGCGGTTCTCGTCGTGGCGCTCGTCGGCCTCTTCGCGGAGGTTGGTGGTGTGGTTGTTCTTGACCTCGTGCTTGATCGCGGCGATGTCGCGGGCGAGGGCGACGATCCAGCGGACGACCTCGCGGAGCTTCTTGATCACGTAGCCGAGCGCGGTGAGCGCGGCGAGGACGCCGGTCAGGATCGTGGTGGCGCGGCCGGCGGGGTCGTCCCAGAACGACACGACGGCGGACGCGGCCTGCTGTGCGAGCACGTCACACCACCAGCCGGCGGACGGTGAACACGGTTCCGGTGGAGTCGCTGAGGCTGGCGGCGCTGGACGTCGCCCAGGGGCGGAGCGTGTCGCCGGCGTCGAGCGAGACGGTCAGGGTGCTGACGGCGTTGAGGCCGTCCTGGAATCCGAACCGGGTGTCGTCGCTGGTGCCGTTCTTCGTCAGCCAGACGCGACCGCCCGTCGTGTTGCGGATGCTCACGGAGACGAGGTACTCGCCGCCGGAACCGGGCGGCATCGTGAGCACGCCGTCGTCCCATGCGGTCGAGCCGATGTTGTCGCCGGAGCGGTAGAGCATGCTCTCGCCGATCTGGGTGACGCCGTTGATCGCGACGCTCTCGCGGGCGCTCGCGCGGAACGAGTACGGGGTCAGCCGCTTGAGCAGGCCCTGGAGGTCAGCGCCGAGCGGCACGGCGCCGCGCTTGGCGAGGATCGCTTCCACGAGTAGCGCGTTGTCCCAGTCGACGTCAGCGATGTCGCGGGCGCGTTCGGTGGGTGCGAGCGCCGGCAGGCCGTAGAGCGGCGTGTAGCGGGGCATCGTCAGAGTCCCTTCGTGACGTTGATCAGGTCGGTGAGGCGGATGTCCGGATCGAAGTCGCGGATTCGTCCGTTGGAGAACTGGCCGAACAGGTCGGCGAGGGTGAGGTTGCTGGTCCGGTTCGAGCGGGCGGGGATCACGGTGAGGTCGTGGGTCCAGCCGCCGTCGTAGCGGAGGGTGCCGCCGATGATCTGGTACTCAGGGCCGGCGTTGTCCAGGCCGTTGAACACGGAGCCGAGGAAGTAGAGCGGGGCGTCGGTCTGGTACGGCCGGTAGAGGGCGTCGGAGGTTCCCTGCGTGAGCGGGAGCCGGCGGTCGTCCAGTCGGAGGGTCGGGAGCCGCATCTGCCCGTTCAGGGTGTTGACGATCTCGGTGATGCGGTTCGCGAGCCACCGCGGGAACGCGTTGCCGTACTGGACGGGGCCGGGTCCGGGCTCGAACTCGTCGGGGTCGCGGAACTGCGATTGCGTGTCGATCTTGAGGACCCGGTTGCCGCCGGTGGCGTCCCCGCGTGCGGTTTTCCGCTGGAAGATGGCGCCGGTGTAGATGACGCGCTTCTGGGTGCCCGGGGTCATGTTCGGGTCTTTGCCGTACCAGTTGTAGGCGATCTGAATGACGTCGATCGCGTCGGTCGAGGTGGTCTCGCCGACGAGCCCGTCCGGGACTGCGACACGCGTGGCGGGCACGAGCCGGCCGGACGGGACGGTGATGCGGATGGTCTCGCCGTCGAAGTCGAGGACGATGCTCGACGCGGTCGCGAAGCCGCCGACCTGGACTCGGTTCGTGTCGGGGTTGTAGTTCACGACGCCGAGCGGGACGAGCCGGTACACCTGAGCGATCAGCTCGAGCACGGAGCGCTGGTCGGACGCGGCCTGCCCGTGCATCCGGCGGAGCACCTGCCCGTCCGCGGTCGCCTCGGGAGCGACGCCCTCGTAGCTGTCGAAGATGCGCTTCGCGCCGAAGTTGAACAGGTTCGCCATGCGGGTGTCGGTGTACTGCTCACCCCACCCGCCGGGACCCTCGACGCTCTTCTCGCCCATCTCGCCGGGGACGACCGTGGAGGCAGCTTCGGCGAGGGTGTCGCCGGCGCTGATCGCGACGAGCCACACGGGCGCGTAGGTCTTCGTCGTGGGGTTGAAGATGACGCGGCGCTCCGGGCGCGCGGCGGCGATGCGACCGCGGAACACGACCATGTCGGGCAGGGTCGCGTGCGTGCGGGTGACGGTGATGACCTGACCGCCGAACGTGTCCGATCCGATCCACTCCCCCGTGGGGTCGATGACGATCGCGGACAGGGTCCCGGGCTCGGTCTCGTCGTAGGCGTCGCCGCGGCCCCACACGATCGACAGCCCGTCGAGCGCGACCGAGTTCCGGCCGTCCCACGTCGAGCGGATGACTCGACCCTGAATCGCGACGCGCGCCCCGAAGTCGGCCACTAGACGGCGCTCCCAGGCGTGCTGAGGCCGGTGGTGCGCTGGTACTCGCGGATCGCGCTGACGACCTCGCGGCCGATCGCGGTCTTGTCGGCGAGGGGGCCGGCCTCGACCTTGACATTGAGTGTGACGGGTCCCCCGCTGGCCTGTCCGGAGGACGACCGGCCGAAGTCGGTGGGGCTCCACCCGCCGGTGGCGGTCGGGCTGACGGTGGCCGCGGTGGTGCTGGCGACGGCCATGCGGGCGAACCGCATCGTGCCGCTCGTCTGCGCGGCGGCACGCTGGACAGTGCGGGTGGTCTTCGCGCCTCCCCCGCCGCCGAACAGGCTGGTGAGCTTGTCGAAGCCGGACCCGAAGTTGAACGTCGCGATGTCCCAGAGCGCGGAGACGAGCTTGCCGACCCAGCCGATCGCGTCCTTGATCCAGCCGACGAATCCGCCGATCTTGTCGCCGACCCACTCGACGGCGGTTGCGCCGGCCTCGCGGAACTGGTCCCAGTGGGTGACGACGAGCACGATCGCGGCGACGACGAGGCCGATCGCGACGATGATCGCGAGGATGATCCAGGTGATCGGGTTGGCGAGCCATGCGGCGTTCGAGGCCCACTGAGCAGCGGTCTGGATTGCCTGCACGGCGGCGAACACCTTCATGGCGCCGGACACGATCGCGACGGCGCCGCCGACGGCGGTGAGGACGATCGCGAGCGGGCCGAGCACGGGTGCCCACTGCTGCAGCTGGGTCAGGATCGGTTCGAGGATCGGGAGGGCGGCGACGCCGATGTCGGTGAACGTCTGCGTGGCGGCGCGCTGGAGTTTGACGAGGCCCTGGTCCTGACCGACTGTCTCGTCGAGCTTCTGAGCGGCGCCGGTGACGTCGCCGATCGCCTGCACGGCGGACGACGGGTCGAGGGCGAACAGGGCGCCGCCGAGGTCTTCCGCCTGGGTGCCGAACAGGGCGACGGCGGCGGCGTTCCGGGCGACGGGGTCCTCCATGTTGCGGAGCCCGTCGAGGACGGTCTGGAGGCCCTGCGCTGCCCCGTCGCCGCCGGCCGCGATCTGGGCGGTGGCTTCCTTCGCGTTGAGGCCGAGTGCCTCGAATCCGGCGGCGGAGGTTGCGGACCCGTCCGTCGCGCGGATCTGGAACTCCTTGAGCGCGTCGGCGACGAGGTCCGTGTTGCGGGCGCCGGCGGCGAGCCCCTGGTCGATCAGGCCGGTCGCGGTCTGCCCGTCGAGGCCGAGCGCCTGGAACAGCGCCGGGTACTCGGTGAACGTGTCGATCAGGTCTTCGCTGGCGCGGGCGTTGCCCTGGAGCCCCGCGGTGATGATGTCGAGCGCTTCGTCGGCGTCCTTCGCCATGCCGGTCCGCATCAGCTGCCCGACCGCGGTGGTCACCCCGCCGAGGTCCTGGTCGAAGGTAGTCGCGACGTCGAGCGTCTTCGCTGTGATGCCAGACAGGGACTCGTCGCTGGCCGAGCGCATCCCCTCGATGTTGCCGATGACCTGTCGCGACGCTTCGGCGACCTGGTCCATGCTGTCGCCGTAGGCGTTGGCGAAGAGGTCGCCGTTGATCCGGCCGAGTCGTTCGGACTCGGCCGGATCGAGGCCGAGTTGCCCGGCCAGCTTGTTCCCGACCTGCGCGTTCTCGACCGCGCCGATGACGCCCGCGGCGAGGGCGGCGCCGCCGGCGGCACCGGCGAGCTTGAGCCCGTCAGCGGCCTTCGCGGCGTGCTCCTGGATGCCGTCGACCGCCTTCTCTGCGTCGCGTGCGGCGCGCTGTGCGCCGGCGGCGTCGCCGAGGATGCGGACGGCGAGAACCGCGGTCTTACCCGCCACTGTGGGCCTCGTTTCTCCGGCCGATCAGGTCGACCATGGTTGCGATGTCGTCGGGGTGCTCGGTGCGCCAGACCGAGGCAGGGATGCCGGTTTCGAGGGCGAGCGCTACTAGTAGCTCGTGGGCTGACCCTCGGGGATGGATTCCCCCAGGCTCACGACCGCGTCGTCGTCGCCGGACTCGTCGTCGTCCTTCTTGAACGACACGTCGACGGCGGCATGCTCACCGCTCGAGAACTCGTCCCAGGTCTGGTCGGTCTTGTTCTCGCGCTTCGCGGCGGACCAGGCGCGGAAGAACTGCATCCGCATGGCGTTGTCGGTGAGCGAGCCCCACGCCTTGTTCTTCCGGAGGGTGGACTCGAACGCGAGGGTGTCGCCGATGTTCGGCGTGACCTCGAGCTTCTGGTCGTCGTGGGTGGTGATGACGAGGGTCGCGTTGGACACGGTCAGGCTCCTTGGATGCTGTCGAGGGTGTGTTGGACGTAGTCGGTGTAGACGGGCAGCCAGCGACCTTCGGAGTCGCGGGCGCCGTCCGAGAGGAACGGCTGGGCGGTGATGTGCCGGCGGGACCAGCCCCAGTGGATCGGGGCCGCGTACGGGACGCGGGCGGTGCCGGCGCGGATGATGCCGGCGGTCTTCGTGCCGGATGCTCGGATCGTCTGTTGCAGCCGTCCGGTGCGGCGGGGGGCGAGGTCGGCGGAGGCGTTCGCCGCGATCTGCGCGGCGTGCTTGTGCGCGGCCTTGAGTTCGGTGAAGTCGTCGCCGGCGCGGCGGAGCGACGCGCGGAGTTGCCGCGCGCCGTCCACCTGCACCAGTGCGTCGACCATCAGGCGAGGACGAGCGGGGAGCCGTCGATGTCGACCGGGATGGGCTCGCCGATGACGCGGAACTCGAAGTCGGACGTGTTCTTCTTCTTGACGTCGCCGCCGACCGTGAGCGGGACGATCGTGCAGACGCCGGACCAGCTGACGGCCAGGTTGTTCGACGGGGTGAAGAGGAACGGGACGTCCTGGAGCCGGTGCTGGTAGCACCAGAGCTCGAACGAGTCGAGGTCGTAGTCCTGGTTCGCGGTGCCCTTGAGCGCCCAGTCGGTCGAGGCGTCGCCGGCGACGGTCTCGCCGGACAGGACGGGGATGTCGTCCTCGAAGTCGCTGGACGGTTCGAGGCTGAACTTCGTCAGCTGCTGCGCGGTCTCGCGCTGGCTGGCGGTCTCGCCGAGCTTGAGCGAGCCCGGGCCGAGGACATGGGACTTGGGCGCCATGTTGGCTCCTATTCAGGGTCGGTGTAGGTGAGGAGGTAGGCGGAGAGCGGGGCGCCGGCGTTCGGCTGGAACGAGGCCGGCTCGGCGACGGTGACGTCGAGCCCAGGGGCGATCGCCGCGACGATCGAGTCGATGCGATCCCACGCGACGATGTGGTTGTCGACGGGGCCGGCGGTGACGCAGAGTTCCCACGTCGCTTCGGTCTGGTGGTAGGTCGGGAACGTCAGGCGGGGCGGGAGGATGATGACGGCGCCGTCCGGGGCGCCCTGCGGGACCTCCAGGCCGTTGATCGTGACGAGCACGCCGTCGATGCCCTCGGTGCGAACGGCGTTGTCGATCAGGTCGGCGATCTGCTGCGCGCGCTCGGTGCGGGGGCTCATGCGAGGCCCACGATCCACGGCGACAGGATCGACGTCGCGGTGTTCATCGGGTCACGGGCGAGCCGGATCGGGGCGACGTCGGCACCCTCGAACCCGACGACGCCGTTGCGGGACGCCTTGCGCCAGTACAGGTCGGCGCCGACTTCGAGGATCGCGCGCCGGCGGACGGCGGGCGGGACCGTGGCGTACGCCGTGACCCCGATCCGCTCGTCCACCAGCGCGGTTGCCTCTTCCTCGGAATCGTCGCAGAGCTTCCCCCCGAGTTCGTCTGTGCGGGCGAGACCGACGTACTCGGCGAGAGTGACGTGCTCGCGGTCCGCGTCGTCGGTGCCCGCCACGATCAGGCGCCCGCGGCCGGGTCGGCCTTGACGACGGGGATGAGCCCGCCGGGGACCTCGTCGGCGAGGGCCGTGTAGTAGTACACGGAGTACGAGTTGGTGAGGTTGACGATGTTCGCGTCCGTCAGCTGCGCGAGCGGGCTGTTGTACGCCCGGACGGCCAGCTTGTTGAGGAACTGCGGGGTGCCGTCCGTCTGCTTCGGGTCGACGCGGACCGTGACGCCGACGAGGTCGCCGGTGAGCGCGGGGACGTTGATCGTGCCGACGGCGTTGACGCCGGCGCCGGAGACGGTCATCAGCGGTCGCCCGGTGGTGTCGTTCATGTTCGCCAGCACCTTGAACGTGGCCTTGTCCACGAGCAGGACGTCGAGGCTGAGGCCCTGGTCCTCGTAGAGCCCCGCGGCGTCGATGATGCCGCCGACCCACCCGGTGTACTTCGTGAAGTCGCTCACGGTCACGGTCGTGCGGGCGGTGAGCTTGTCGGCCGCGACGCGCTTGGCGCGGAGGGCGGCGACGAACGCGCGCAGGGCGATGTTCTTGTTGCGGCCGGCGGCGATCGCGAGGGCGCGCAGGTGGGTGTCCAGCATGTTGACGCTGGAGCGCTCGATCTCCTGACGGCTGAGGGTGGTGTAGCCACCGACCGTCTGCACCGGCGCGTTGCGGGTCTTGACCTTGACGTTGCCGTAGACGAGGTCGTCGCCCTCCTTCGCCTGCACGCCGACCTGCACGGTGTTGGTGTCCAGCTCGCCGAACTCGATCGAGTTCCCCTCGGCCGGCAGCGTGCCGGTGGAGAGCAGACCGGACAGGACCGAGTTGTCCTCGATCAGCCGGGTCAGGTCGCCGACCCACGCGGGGCGGATCGTGCCGTCGTCGGCGAGCACGCCGCCCGTGTACGCGCGCTCGAGCAGGTTCTCGTACGCCTCGATCGTGTCGGAGTCGCCGCGCACGAGGGCCTGGAGCCACTGGCCGGCGCTGCGGTTGTCGGTGGCCGGGGCGACGCCACCGGCCTCACCGACGCGGGCCGTCAGCGCGTTGAACTGACGGGCGTTCTCGGCGCGCTCGTTCGCGAGCGCGGTGTCCAGCATGCGCTGGAACTCTTCGGGGTCCACGGGGTCTCCTTGGGGTGTGTGGTCGGGGCCGGGCTGGCGGTGACGGACGCTCGTGACGGTCGCGCCGTCGTAGGCGGGCATGGGGACAAGGGACACCTCACGAACGCGGACGGCGGTCCGGGTGACGTCACCGGTCTCGTCGTCGATTTCGGTGGTGATCGACTGGAACCCGACCGACATGGACGAGACGACGCCGTCGCGGAGCAGCGTGTAGGCCTCGTCGCCGCGCGGGGTCTGGGAGATTCGGGCGGTAACTTCCCAGCCCTCATCGGCGTCGCGGTGCGACACGATCCGGCCGATGGGCTCGGAGTGCCGCCAGTAGAGCAGCGCGTCGTCCGAGTCCTGGACGGCGCCGCGGGCGAACTGCTCGGTGTAGTCGCCGAACCAGTCACGGATGGACGTCGGCTGCTCCCACGGGACGGCGATGCCGGTCACCGTGCGGGACTCTTCGTCCACGGCGCGGACGTGCATCTGGCGGACGTGCAGCTGCTCGTCCGGGGCGGCGCGGTGGTGCAGGCGGTCAGGCATCGGTGTTCTCCGGGGTCGCGGGGGCGGGAGTGGTCTTCCGGGCGGCGATGCTGGTGCGCTGCGCGGCGGTGAGGGGTGGCAGGTTCTCGCGCTTGCGGACCTCGTCCTCGGTGAGCCAGCCGCCGTCGAGCGCGATCTTGTAGGACTCGTAGCGGGTCTTCGTGTCGGTGCGGAGCAGGACGTCGATCGCGAAGCGGACCGTCTGGCCGCGGACGCTGACCTCGGTGATGGCCTCTTCGATTTCGCGGAGGACGTTCATCAGCGAGAACCGGACGTAGCCGATCCAGTCCTGCTCGACGTTCGCGTAGGTCTGCGAGCCGCCCTGGACGGCGGCGAGGAACAGCGAGCCCGGGACACCCATCAGGCGGGCGATCTGCGTGGTCGAAAACTGCTGCGATTCGAGGAACTGGACGTCGGCCGGCTTGAGCAGCAGCGGCGCGTACGAGAGGCCCTTACCGAGCACCTTGACGTCGTGCGGGTTCCACCCGTCGACGTGCTCGCCGTTCTCGTCCAGGCCCTTCCACACGCGCTTGTAGAGTTCGGCCTCGTCGCGGTTGAGCGGCTGGTCGGTCTGGAGGATGCCGCTCGGCATGGACCCCTCGGAGAACCAGCCGGACCCGTAGTCGCGGGCGTCGATCGCGCCGGCGATTTCGAGGCGGGCGGCGGTGATCGGGCCAAGCCCGCGGTCCATGCCGGGGATGCTGAGGAACTTCAGGTGCTGGATGTCGTCGGTCGTCCAGTCGGCGCGGCCGTTGTAGGTGAACGTCTTCCGGCCGGTCTTCGGGTCGCTGCTCGGTGCGACCTTGCGCGGGTCGAGGACTTCGGTGTCGACCCACTCGCCGTTGAGGCGGATGATGCGGAGGAAGGCGTTGCCGTCGAGGTACAGGCACGCGGTGATCTCTTCGAGGAACCGCGATCGGGACATTGCGAGGGCCGGCCGCTGGACCATGAGCGGGGTGTCGGCGAGGGTCTGCCCGCCGCGCTCGACCACGAGCGGGAGTTGCGAGACGGCGGTGCAGTGAATCTGCACGGCGCGGAACACGGTCGAGAGGGTGAGCGCGCGCTCCTGTGTGACAGTCGCCGCGGCGGTGCGGACCGGCGGGCGGAGGGCTTTCGGCATGGTCGAGCCGTCCGTCGTCGTCGTGTCGATCGGTGCGCCGGCCCGGAAGAGGGCGGCGGTGCGGGACCAGAACGACGACATGGCAGGAACCCTCCAGGGGGCTCCTGCCATGCACCAACTCTGAGCGGCCCCACGCGGACACAGACGGACAGCGCGGCCACAGGCGGACGGTCAGAACAGCTGCATGCCGATCTTCTCCGGCAGGTGGTCTACGGCCCACGCGGCGAGGGTCGCGGCCTCCAGAGCGCTGATCGACCCGACCGATGCGCGCCGGCCCCACGTCCAGGCGCCGTCGCCGATCCACCGGCGGGTGGCAAGCTCGGCGGCGTTGTCGAGAGCGGCGTGCGGGCGGTAGCGGAACTTCGGCGAGGGCTCGGCGGTGACCCAGGCGAGCACGTTCGAGGCGGCGGCAGTGACGGCGGAGGTCTGGAGCGGGACGAGGTTGAGCTTCGCGCGCTCGGCGGCGTCGAACAGGGCGCCGGACGGGCCGACGCGGTCGATCGCGGCCGATGCGTCGAACTCGTCGCACAGCTGCTGGAGCCGCGGGAGCACCCAGTCGGACCCCGGGGCGTGGCCGTTGGGGACGACGGTGACGATGATGTCGCCGGCGACGCGGACGGCGGCGACGATCGTGGCGTCCACGTTGTCGACGCCGACTGCGGCGCCGAACGCGATCGGCCCGTCCGGCTTCGTGTCGTCGGTCCACGCGGCGCGCTTCCACGCCTCGAGCGGGATGGTGCGCTCGGTCGCGCCGGTGCGACGGTTTCCGTAGGCGCGGGCGAACTCGCCGGGGCCGAGCCGTTGAAGGTTGTCGACCAGGGTCTGCATGTCGAACAGGTAGCCGTAGCCGGGGTGTGCTCGGGCGACGGCGTCGAGGTCGGTCGGGTCGACGTCGGGGCCGATGCCGTAGTCGATCAGGCAGACGGTCGGGTCGCCGGCGCGGGCACGTTCGAGGACGGCGTTGAGGAACGTCGAGTCCACGGTCCCCTCGGTGCTCTCGATCCACACCTGAGGGCGCTGGCCGGTGACCATGGAACGAGAGCCGGCGGCGCCGGCGATCGCCTGCACGAGCGCCTGCCCGTCTGTCTGCGAGAACGCCCACGCCTCGTCAATCGACGCCCGGTCGACCTGCTTCGAGTGCAGCGAATCGACGGTCGGCGGGTGCGGTCGAAATGTCGAACCGTTGTAGAACTTGAGCGATTCCGACCCGTTCGACAGTCGCGGTTTCTTCGCAAGCGGTGCGATAGCGGACGCGGCCCAGTCGTCCTCCACCATTTCGCGCCACTTGTCCGTGGCGTGCTGCCCGGATTGCGCCGTGTACCAGGCACGACGCCCCGGACCCATAAGTGCGTTTTGCACGCTCGTCCCCAGGTCGAGCGTGGTTTTTCCGCACTGACGCTGGACGGTGACCACGACGTCCGAATACACGAACCGGCCGAACGAGTCGACTTCGAGGGCGACGTCCGCACCGATGCGCTGCCACGGAATGAACGGCTTTCCCATCGCGGCACCTACTGCGGCGGCGTGCGCCCCGTACGTGGCACGGTCATAGTTCCTGGGAGTTATCTGCCGTGGGGCCACCGGGGCGGGGGGCGGTTGCGAGTGCATCAGCGATCTTTCGGAGTTCGGGTGGGAGGTCGGACGTGTCGGCGTCGATCACGGGCGGGTCGAGTTGGTCCATCAGCTGGGAGAGGGTCGCGACCTCGTTCGCGACGGCCCGTCCCTTTTCGTTGCCCTTCGCGATGTTCTTCGCGAGCGACAGGCACATGCGAGCGAGGGCAATCCGGGAACCAACTAGCGGGTTTTTCTGCTCAATCTCGGCCAGTGCTTTTCGAACCGCTGATTCTTCCTGCGATTCCCCGTAATAGTCCGGCGCGATGTCCAAACTTGCGAGAATGTCGGGCGTTGTTTCAGGCATGGCCGGCGCTCCGATTTTTCTTTTCCTGGTCGGATTGAGGGAGAACACGGCGGTGGGAACGCTGGGTGTCGTGCGCGCCGTTCTCAGAAAAACGGATCATCCCCACCAGCCCCCATCGGGCGGGCCGGCGTTGACACGCTCCGGCTCGCGCACGGTCTTGGTCGCTTCGACCTCGGGCTCGTGCTGCCGTGCCCGTGGTGCGGCTGCTGACAGGGCTGGGGCCACAATGTCGTACCAGGTCGCGACGTGCTGGCGCATGACCTCGGGCCTCTCGGCTAGGGCTCGGCGCTCGACCGTCTCGCGGCCGGGGTCGATGGTGATGACGCGGTAGTGCAGCGCCCGGTACTCGGCGAGGTCGTCAGCGGTCGGCATGCTGTGGATGATCCACACCCCGCACGGCACCTGGAGCCGGCGTGCGCGCTGGATCGCTGCTGACCGTGCACCGATCGCGACGTGGCGGACGTGCTGCGGGTAGACGTGCGTGGTGCTCGGCTTGATCGGCATGAGGGCTCGAGCAATCTCGTCCAGGTCAATCGCGACGTCGATCGGGCTTGCGTGCTCACGGATGTACGTGGACTTCCCGCCGGCGGGCGGGCCGATCAGCACGGTGATGATCGGACCGCCGGCGCCCGACATGGCGAGGTTGCGGCGCTTCGAGTTGCACGACTTGCACGCCGGGCGAAGGTTCTCCATGTCGTCGGTGCCGCCCTCGTGGAACGGCACGACGTGGTCCTTCGTCGTGGCCTTGTACGAACACCCGGGCAGCTGGAGCCAGCACAGGTCGCCGTAGAACTCGATCACGCGCCGCGTGAGCGCCGCTGAGGCGCTACCGCCCCGCTTAGCGCCTCCCACTGTCGCCGCCCTGCTGGCAGGCCGCGAGCCAGGCGCCCACAGCGTTCGGGTGGTACCGGATCAGCCGGCCGTCCTGCACGAACACCGGACCACGGCCCCGTGCGCGCATCTTCCGCAGGGCCTCCGGGGTGACCTGGAGCAGCGCGGCGACCTCGGCCGGCGTCATGTACTTACCCACGGCGTCCGGCGCGTTCGGCGTACACGGCCTCGAGCGCTGCTGCGTCGATCGCCTGGGCGAGCAGATGTGCGTCCTTCGGGTCGAGCCAGATCGGGCTCTCGGAGACAATGCGGACGGCGTAGCCAGCCGAGGCCGGGGTCAGCTGTCGGACGCTGATAGCGACGCCCAGGGACTCGATGTGGTGCTGCGCCTCGGGAGTGGTGGTCTGCGTGCTGTCCAGAGCCTGGCGCGAAGCGCCCTGCCGCGTAGCGGCGTGCTCGCGTGGATGCTGCACGGTCATGTGGGCGTCGGTGACCTGCGTGAGTTCGCGGAGCGTGAGGTTGGGTCGCTGATAGCCACAAATGACGCAGCCGTAGCGCCAGATGCGTTCGACGTCAGCCACGGTCGGCCTCCTGGGCGTCGCGGTCGAACCAACCGCAGAAGTAGACGCCGGCGGCGGTGAGGATGATGGCAAGGACGGTGATCATGCGCGTGCTCCGATCGAATCCATGTCGAACATCGCGGGCGGCAGCGCCGTGGGGTCGTTCTCGGGCTGCGGCAACGCATCGGGACGTGGGTGGTGCAAGTCAGCGTGGCTCGCGCAGTAGTGCTTGCCCTCGCGCTCGACCCAGTCGATGTCGGTGAGGTCGAGGTCCGACGCGGACCCCATGCCGCTGTATTCGCCACCGCTCCACTGCTCCACGAAGTCGGCTTCGCATCCTGGCTCGTCGCACAGAATCGTGTAGGTCTCGAACGTCTTGATACTCATGCGGATGCTCCGATCGGTGCGGGAGCGCGGAGTCCGCACGCGTTCGTGCACCACCCCGTCAACTCGTCAAAGTGGTGCTGTCCGGCGACAGCTGAGGGGCCAGTGCAACGCGAGCGAGTCTCAGGGGTGACATCTGCTCTGTGGTTGCGTACCGGGGTCTTAGTAGGTTGTTCTCTTAGTTCTCTTAGTTCTCTATGCGCGACAGCAGTTGTCGCCCCTGGTGTCACCCCTGGTGTCACCCCTGACGGCGTGTCGTCGGGGCTGTGGATAACCGTGTCACCCCTGAACTCGTCGTCATCCGGGTCGACCGGGAGCGGCGCCTGAGTGCTCTTCGGGTGCATGACGATGTCCCAGACGATCGGACGGCGGTTGCCCTGCCAGTGCGACACTGCGCGCTGGTCGCCCTTTCGAATCAGGTTCGCCCGCTCGAGTTCCTGCGTGGCGCGCTGGATGCTGCGGGTGCTGACGCCGAGTTCGTCAGCAATCTCGTAGACGAGGCGCCACGCCCGCGTGCCGTCCTGTGCGGCGACGTTCGCGAGTTTCGTGAGGACGCGGAACGCGAGCGGACCGCACGCGTCGTAGGGCAGCTGGTCAATCGCGTCCATGGCCTGCCAGCTCATGCAGTAGCCGCCAGGTCGTCAGCGAGCCGTGCGATGTCCTCGGCGTTGAAGACGTAGGCGCCTCGCAGACCCGGCATCTTCGCTACGGGTTCGAGGGTGCCGGCTTCGACCCGGCGGATGGTCTGCCGGATCGACTCGCCGAGCCGTTCGGACGCCTCGCGGGTTCCGATCAGTTCAGGGGTTGACATGCGTCAAAGGTAGTACACACTTAGCGTGTGTCAAAGACTTGACGCAAACGATCCAGGAGGATGACATGACCGAAGAGCAGATGATCGAACTCAAGAAGAAGCTCGCCGACTACCTCAACAGCTACCCGGGCGCCGAGAACGCAGAGGTCGTGGACGGCGACATCCTCCTGACCGTCGACGACGTCGACATGGTGGTCGACCTCGAACTCATCTGACCGATCACAAGGAAGGGCGCCCCGTTCGCGGCGCGCCCTTTTCGTGTGTCAAACGTTGCGCAGGCGTCGATATTGGGCGTACGTTTGACACATGACGATTCTTCCCGCCACGCGCAAGGTCCCGCCGGTGACCCTCGCGCACCGACTCCGCATCGCGCGCGAGTGGCGCGACCTCGAGCAGGCCGACATCGCTCGCGAACTCGGCATCAGCCGTGCCACGGTCAGCAACTACGAGCGAGGCGTCACAACGCCCGGCAAGCTCGCCGTCAACGCGTGGGCCGTCGTGACGGACGTCGAGGTCGACTGGCTGCGTGAGGACGACTGGCAAACGCCTCCTCCGGTGGGCCCTGCCGGGATCGAACCGACGACATCCACGGTGTAA